CTTATTAAAGTTGCTAAAGAACCTATTGTAGACTCAGAAGATGATATAAGTGCTGACAGATTAAAAAATGCTGCAGCTACAAAAAAGCTAGCTATATTTGATGCTTTTGAAATACTTAAACGTATACAAGAAGAAAAAGATATGCTAGAAGATAAACCTAAAAAAGAAAGTAAAGAAAAAACTTTTAAAGGTTTTGCTGAAAGGAGGTCTAAATAATGTATCAACAAAGCTTAATAAAAGTACTTAACAATTACGTTAAACCTAAAATTTTAGCTAAAAATAATAGGTATAAAAAGTGGGAGTACGGTTACAACGAAGATCACGACTTTGTAGTTATAAGTAAAACAGGTGAAATAGGTGAAGTATATGAAATACAAAATTTAAAAATAGCTTTACCTAAATCAAAAAATGTTCATAAATTTAAAGATAATAAGTGGACTAAATTTGATTATCCTGATGAGTTAAAAAAAATTAAAACTGTTTACGATTTTAAACAGTATCCACAAGAGTTTAAAGAAAAATGGTATGATTACATCGATAATGAATTTACCCGTAGGGAAGAAGGTTTTTGGTTTTATAACAAAGACGTTCCTACTTACATTAGTGGTACTCATTACATGTACTTGCAGTGGTCTAAGATTGACGTCGGGGCACCAAACTTTAGAGAATCAAATAGATTATTCTTTATTTTCTGGGAAGCTTGTAAGGCAGATTCACGATCCTTTGGGATGTGTTACCTTAAGAACAGGCGTTCCGGGTTTTCTTTCATGGCCTCAGGAGAGGTGGTTAACTTGGCAACCATATCAAGTGACAGTAGGTATGGTATATTATCCAAGTCCGGGCCTGACGCGAAGAGTATGTTCACAGATAAGGTGGTACCCATATCAGTTAATTACCCCTTCTTTTTCAAGCCGACCCAGGACGGAATGGACCGTCCAAAGACCGAGCTTGCCTACCGTGTCCCCGCAACCAAGTACACCCGTCGTAAACTCACCGCCGCCACCACCGATGAAACCTTACAGGACGAATTACAGGGACTTGACACCACCATCGATTGGAAGAACACCGGTGATAACTCCTACGACGGTGAGAAACTCAAACTCCTCGTACATGACGAGTCCGGCAAGTGGGAGAAGCCGAACAACATACTCAACAACTGGAGGGTCACGAAAACCACGCTACGATTAGGTAGTAGAATAGTTGGTAAATGCATGATGGGTTCAACATCAAATGCATTAGATAAAGGAGGCGATAACTTTAAAAAATTATACTATGACTCAGATGTTACCAAAAGAAACCGCAATGGACAGACTCGCTCAGGATTATATTCTTTGTTCATACCTATGGAATGGAACTACGAAGGATACATTGATTCTTATGGATTACCTGTATTCGAAAATCCAACAGAGGAAGTTATTGGACCTTATGGAGATAGAATTAAAGACGGAGTAATTGATTATTGGAGTAATGAAGTAGAAGGTTTAAAGTCTGATCAAGACGCTTTAAATGAATTTTATAGACAGTTTCCACGAACAGAGCAACACGCTTTTAGAGATGAAACAAAACAAAGTTTATTTAATTTAACTAAAATATATGAGCAAATAGATTACAACGAAGAAATGAAAATGTCTGGAGTTGTAACACAAGGTAGTTTTCAATGGCGTGGTGGTGTAAAAGATACTACAGTAGAGTTTATGCCAAATAATAATGGTAGATTTAAAATAAGCTGGATACCTGATGTTAATTTGCAAAATAGAATTATAACTAAAAATGGAGCTAAATATCCTGGTAACGAACACATAGGCGCATTTGGTTGTGACAGTTATGATATATCAGGTACTGTTGATAGATTAGGTTCTAATGGTTCTTTACACGGAGTTACTAAGTTTAGTATGGAAAACGCTCCGCCTAATAGAGTATTTTTAGAATATGTAGCAAGACCGCAAACAGCTGAAATATTTTTTGAAGATGTTTTAATGGCTCTAGTATTTTACGGTATGCCAATACTTGCAGAGAATAACAAACCTAGACTTTTATATTATTTAAAACGTAGAGGCTACAGAGGTTATTCAATGAACAGACCTGATAAAGTTTGGAATAAATTATCTGTTGCAGAAAAAGAAATAGGTGGTATACCAAACTCAAGTGAAGATATTAAACAAGCTCATGCTGCTGCTATAGAAAGTTATATTGAAAACTATGTAGGACAATTAGGAGATAGTTATGGCGATATGTTTTTTAATAGAACATTAGAAGACTGGTCAAAATTTGATATAAATAACAGAACTAAATTTGATGCTTCAATAAGTTCTGGTTTAGCTTTAATGGCTTGTAATAAAAACCTATATAAACCAACTCAAGAACGAACAATAAAATCAATAAACCTCGGTATTAAAAAGTATAACAATAGAGGTATAAGATCACAAATAATGTAATAATGATTAGAACAGGTAGTAAAACCGCTTTCCCTAGCCAAGCTGTTAGTGATGTAGAAAAAATGTCAATGGAATACGGCTCAAAGGTTGGTAGCGCTATAGAACATGAGTGGTTTAACACTAACGGCTCATACAATAGATATGGAATGTTCAAAGAATCTTTCCATAATTTAAGACTATATGCTAGAGGTGAGCAATCAATTAAAAAATATAAAGATGAATTATCTATTAATGGTGATTTATCATATCTTAATTTAGACTGGAAACCAGTACCTATTATACCTAAGTTTGTAGATATAGTTGTAAACGGTATGAGTGATAGATCTTATGATATAAAAGCATATTCACAAGATCCAGCTTCAATACAAAAAAGAACTGCTTATGCAGATAATATATTAAGTGATGTATATGCTAAAGAATTTAAACAAATAGTTAAAGACAGCTTTGGTTTAGATACATTTAAATCAAACATGAGTCAAGATGATCTTCCTGAAAATCAAGAAGAAGTATCTTTACATATGCAATTAAACTACAAGCAAAGTATTGAGATAGCTGAAGAAGAAGCTATAAATAGTGTTTTTGATAAAAACAAATACGAGTTAATAACTAGAAGATTTAATCAAGATTTAGTTACGTTAGGTATAGGTGCTGTAAAAAATTCTTTTAATAAAGCAGAAGGAATAAAAGTAGAATATGTTGATCCTGCTGATTTAGTATACTCGCCAACTGAGTCACCTTATTTTGACGACATATATTATGTAGGTGAAGTAAAAGATGTTTATGCTAATGAATTAAAGAAAGAGTTTCCACAAATAACTGATGAAGAACTAGAGCAATACACTGGTTATTATGGTGGTTATCATAATAGTTCTAATTATAGAAGTAAATCTGAAGATAATAATGTGATTAGAGTTTTGTATTTTGAATATAAAACTTATATGAATCAAGTTTTTAAAATTAAAAACACAAACACTGGTGGTAAAAAAGCACTAGAAAAAAGCGATGATTTTAATCCGCCACAAAACGAAGAGTTTGAAAGAGTTGACAGAGTAATAGAAGTTATATATCAAGGTGTAAAAGTTTTAGGTAGCGGCGATAGAATATTAAAGTGGGAGTTGAAGAAAAACATGATGCGACCTAAAGCTGATACTACTAAAGCCATAATGAGTTATGCTATTGTTGCTCCTAGAATATATCAAGGTAGAATAGAATCATTAGTTAGCCGTATTACAGGTTTTGCAGATATGATACAGTTAACGCATTTAAAGCTACAACAAGTAATGTCTCGTATGGTACCAGATGGTGTTTATCTTGATGCTGATGGACTTGCTGAAATAGATTTAGGTAACGGTACAAATTATAATCCGCAAGAAGCTTTAAATATGTATTTCCAAACTGGTTCTGTTATTGGTAGATCAATGACACAAGATGGTGACTTTAACAGAGGTAGTGTACCTATATCAGAGCTTAGAACTGGAGCTGGTAATAATAAAATATCTTCATTAATAAATACGTATAATTATTATTTACAAATGATAAGAGACGTGACCGGTTTAAATGAAGCTAGAGATGGTAGTCAACCAGATAAAAACGCTTTAGTTGGTTTACAAAAGCTTGCAGCTGCTAACAGTAACACAGCAACAAGACACATATTACAGTCTAGTTTATTTTTAACATTATCTATGGCTGAGTGTATATCAATGAGAATATCTGATGTATTAGAATATTCGCCAACTAAAGATTCATTTATAAAGTCTATAGGTAAGTTTAACGTTGGTACGTTAGAAGAAATATCTGGATTACACTTGCATGACTTTGGTATATTTTTAGAGTTAGCACCTGATGAAGAAGAAAAACAAATGCTAGAAAATAATATACAAATAGCTTTACAGTCTCAGCAAATAAATTTAGAAGACGCTATAGATATACGTGAAGTTAAAAATTTAAAACTAGCTAATCAGTTATTAAAAATACGTAGAAAGAAAAAGCAGAAAGCAGATCAAAAAGCTGCACAAGCTAATATTCAAGCTCAAGCTCAAGCAAATGCTCAAGCTCAACAAGTAGCCGCGCAAGCTGAATCTCAAAAGCAACAAATAGCTGCTGAGTCAAAAGTACAAATAGCACAAGCTCAATCACAGTTTGATATTCAAAAAATGGAGAAAGAAGCTGCTATTAAAAAAGAGTTAATGGAGTTAGAGTTTAATTTTAATATGCAGTTAAGAAATGCTGAAGTTGAAAATATTAAACAAAGAGAAAAACAAAAAGAAGATCGTAAAGACGAAAGAACTAAGATACAAGCAACTCAACAAAGCGAGTTGATTGATCAAAGAAAAAAAGACACAGGACCTAAAAATTTTGAATCTGCAGGATTTGATAATTTAGAAGGTTTTGGCCTAGAACAATTTGAACCTAGGTAATTTACTAATTATATAATATTATATCATGGAAAACACTGAAAAACAAGAAGAAGTTATTCAAGAGGTAGAAGCGCAAGAGCCTGTTGAACAACAAGCTGAACCTGTTAAAGAAGAAGTATCTTATAAAGAAGTTACAAAAGACGGTACAGTAAAATTAGATTTAGCAAAATTAAAACAATTTCAAGAACAAAATGAGTCCACTGAAGAGCAAAGCACAGATGAGGTACTTGTTCGCGACGAATCCGACGTTAGCGAAGAAGTTTCTGAAGAAAACAAAGAAGAGCAAATTGAAGAAGTTACCGAGCAGAGTGAGACGCAAGAAGAAGTAGTTCTTGAAGAAGTAACACAAGAAGAAAATATAACTGAGCCTCAAGAAATTGAAGAGCCAGTAGTAGCGCAAGAACCTGTAGTTGAAAAACCAGAAGTTGTTGTACCAGAAAATTTACAAAGTTTAGTAGATTTTATGAAAGAAACAGGTGGTAGTTTAGAAGACTATGTAAGGTTAAACGCTGATTATTCTAATGTAGATAACAATAGTTTATTATTAGAATATTATAAAACGACTAAACCTCATTTAAATATAGAAGAAATAAACTTCTTAATAGAAGATAATTTTACATATGATGAGGAACTTGATGAGCCAAGAGATATTAAAAAGAAAAAATTGGCTTTCAAAGAAGAAATTGCAAAAGCTAAAAAACATTTAGTTGGACTTAAAGATCAATATTACAAAGAACTTAAGTTAGGTTCTAAGTTGACTAAAGAACAACAAGAAGCTATTAGTTTTTACAATAAATATAACCAAGAACAGCAAGCTATGGTTAAAGCTCAAAAAGCTAGTGCTGATCATTTTTTAAAACAAACCAACAATGTTTTCAACCAAAATTTCAAAGGTTTTGATTTCAACGTGGGCGAAAAGACGTATAGGTTTAAAGTTAATGATATTGAAGGCACTAAAAAGTATCAGAGTGATATTTTAAATTTCGTATCGGAGTACGTTGACGATAAAAATATGATGAAAGATGCAAGAGGTTATCACAAAGCTTTATACGCTGCGAGAAACATCGATAAAATTGTAAAGCATTTTTACGAACAAGGTAAGGCTGACGCTATAAAAGAGACTACAATGAAAGCTAAAAACATTGATATGTCTCCAAGGTCAACTACACCTGTTGTAAATGCTGGAGGTTTTAAAGTTAGAGCTTTAAGCGGAGAAAGTAGTTCTGGGTTAAAATTTAAAATTAGAAATAAATAATAACTTAAAATTAAAACAAAATGGGATTTAATACGTCTTTAGGTTTAGCGGGTTCGTTCTCGTTAACACCAAGCCCTACTCCAGTTGTTAGTGATCAAAACTATATCGATTTTACTAGCTCTAGTACTGCAGGTTGGGCACAACAATATCTACCTGAGTTGTACGAGCAAGAAGTTGAAAGATACGGAAACCGTACTCTTAGTGGATTTTTACAGATGGTTGGTGCTGAAATGCCAATGCAATCTGATCAAGTAATTTGGTCTGAGCAAAACAGACTACACGTTGCTTACAAAAACTCTAGTACAAGTGGAAAACACGTAAGAGTTGGTGATGCTGATTCTAACGGTGGTACTATTGAAATTGGAGAGCAGTTAAACTGTTCAATTAGAGTTGGTAATACTATTATCGTTACTGATGCTGCTACTGGTCTTAAAACAGTAAAATGTTATGTAAGAGCTGTATCTTTCGGTACTTCTGATGGTAGCGCTGATTCTTCTGGTTCATCTAGTCACACTATTTCAGTTGAGCCTTATACTCAACAAGACTTAGCTACTACTACAGTGTTTAGTGATAGTGAAGCTGTAAACATTTTTGTATACGGTTCTGAATTTGCTAAAGGTTCTTCATCTATGTCAGGTGAGCTTAAGCCTGAGTTCCAACAGTATAACAACAGACCAATGATCATTAAAGATCATTTCCAAATTGACGGTTCTGATACTGCTCAAATCGGATGGGTTGAAACTACTGATGAAGCTGGACAAACAGGATACTCTTGGTATATGAAAGCTGCTAGCGAAACTAGAATGAGATTTGAAGATTACTTAGAGCTTGCAATGATTGAAGCTGAATTAACAGCTGCTGGATCAGGTGCTGCTGGAGAAACTAATATTAACGGTTCTCAAGGAGTATTTGCTGCAGTTACTGCAAGAGGTAATGTATTTGAAGATTTAGCTAGTTTAGCTGACTTTGATCTAGTACTTAAAAATCTTGATAAGCAAGGTGCTATTGAAGAAAACATGTTATTTGTTAACAGAAATTTAGCTCTTACTTTAGATGATATGGTTGCTGGATTAAATGCTAAC